CGTTCCCCCACATATCGCTATGTGGACGTGGATTCCCGCAGCTCTCTGTCTGCAACCAGTTCTATTTCCACACTATTTTGGAGTATATGACATGATGATCGGCCAAACCACCAATGATACCATTTTTAACCGTGTTTTTGCTTACTTGTTTCGTGATATCGTCCACGAAAATTTTAGTTATCCCGGCAGCAAACCGGTGCCCACGAGAAGGCATTTTATAATATGCGAAAAGAAATAAATCATAACAATAACAATTCGGGCAGGAATTCCAATGCATCAAATAACACATCAGCGGCGTCAGTGCCAATATCCACAATTGTAGAGTCACCAAACATACCCGGTTCAACCCATTCATCAAATGGCGTTTCCAAATCCGGAAATGCAGAGGCATCAACAACATTCGTTTCAGGCATGTTGTATACATGATAACCCGAGGCAATAAATGGCACCGCCCCCAATGCAGAAAACATTGCAGTGGCACCAAATTCTTGCCCCACTCCATTTGTAGGCATCAACGATGGCCTGGGTTCGCCACCATATGTGTCCCCAACAGTGGAACTGACTGACCCCTTAGGTTCACCGATCCTATATCCTGCTGCCCAGCCCCCCCCAGCTGAAACTCCTGGGGAGAGCTCATCGAAAATTACGACCTGAAAGTCGTGCCTGATTTGGTCCAGCCTTTGGCACAATGCCTGCTATACGCAGACTATGCAACTTATTAAGGCACTCATCCAATTCACGCGAGTCAGAAATAGAATAACCCGGTGAATATGAGACTAGATCCCATTCATTGGGAACCACTTCCCAATTCCAGACACAATTGAAAGAAAAAGGATTACACGCTAACTGAGATGATGTAGTTGTGTCACCTTCAAAGAAAAATGCTAAAGCATTTTGGCCAAACTGTGATCCAGCTTGACCAGGAGCGCAAGAAAACACCGAATCAAAAACCACTGCACCAGCAGTTGTAGTCAACACCGACGTACCAGCAACATTTGCTGATTGATACGACACTGGACACGCAGGTTTCCAAATACATTGAATCGTCTCATCACAGGCACGCATATCCAACACCTCAGTACATGCCTCACGCAACGAACCCACATTCGTAGTATATGTACCTGATAGCCCCCCACCAACTAAAGTTGATAATGCAGACAATTTTGTACCAGTAGATGCTACACTAGATGCGGGTGCAGTTATTGGAATAATACCAATATAATATTTGCCTGAACGATTCAATTCGGTACCTTCATACGTAACCCTCATGCCCATAGACACACACCTAATTGTTGCAGAAGAATTGGCATTACTACCAATAATTGCTCCGGCATTTGGACAACTTTGGAAGCCGGTCGTAGCTGTCCCTGCTGCATTCAAGTCAGAGATAGTGCCAGCTCCACCAACTTGCTCAACCAGTGGAATAAAACACTGATAAACAAATGGAAACATGAGCATTCCACCTGCATGGATGCTCGTGTTTGTACCAACCGCTGCGAGTGTGGTCGTATAATTGATATGCGAAGTTGCCAGCCCACTCGGCGTGACACACGTATCCGGTATATGCGCTTTAACTGGAGAGAAAGGATTTGCCAAAGTTTCATAATATGGACAAACACGTTGAGGAAGCATCGTTGATCGCCTCCCGACCTTCTCATTCTTTATCTCTTTCTTCAGTTCTTTAATAACTTTCTTCTCCTCTTTGAACAATTTCTCACCAATCTTGGCGGAACTGCGTCGTCGTTGTTTATTTCGCAATCTCTTCATTTTAAACGGGATACACGTAAGAAGAATAGAACGTGGACTATACATTGTATACAAACGATATGAAGCGCCGTGTAGTCTCTTGGCATTTTGTTTAGCACGGAAATATTAAGCCGAAGCACCGTTTTGGGCTATTACAGTATACAACCCCGTATTGGTTTTGACAATAGTCTGGGACCACCACCCCACTCTTGAAACCACATATTCAGAACCACGAAGTGGGGATGTAACTCCCACTCGATGATATTCTGAACCTATCATAAGATACATCTAAATTGTCATAGTATTTCTCAATGGCCACTTGCATATCAGGGCGAATCCCGAAGGCTAGCCAAAAGCTATACCTACATGCTGCTGTTGGTTCATGTGAAACCCGACCCATATTTACACCAATCTTATACAAACCTTCATCCATATCACTATCATGATGGATTACTCTGCCATTAGATGTCCTAAGCAGACAATTGTAAAATCGGTCAAAAATCGGTATCCCACCAGCGAGACTCAAACCCCCTTTCGCCACACAACCAAGCCATCCCTCAAACTGTCTACGCGACTGTAGATCTCTTATAGAAATAGAATCCTTTGCAATACCAACTGAAGGATTCCTCACCATTAGCCATTTCTCACCATCAAATACTGGCGAAGTCTGGCAAAAGACCACTTTTTCAATCGTATAAACAGGTTCTTCAGGGACAACTAGAAACCCAAAATTGTCATACCAGGATAAAATTCCCGCTGAAAACTTTGGATAGTCTGTGGAAGCCATCACCACAACAACATCATCGCCCATATCAATAATGCGGCACCTAATACCTATAGATTCACAATAACTCCACGTCATTGCCGTCATTAGAAGGACTCCTTTAGTTGATGTGTCAAAATCACCTGACATAAGTGAACCAGAAACATTTCCAGAGATATAACCATCTCGTACTCTGCCGGTACACTTATTCTCCAGCTGCATCTTACATAGTTGTGAGAAATAGGTATCCCCAGGATACATTCGTTTCCACACACTGTGACACCACTCTAAAGCTGCTTTGCTGACACTTTGATCAAATCTTGATACATCAAGGCCAACCGCACATGGCGCCACAAATGCTGAAAACGCGTCTACAACACAACTAGCGATTTGGTACGAGTTTAGGCCCTTCATGACCCCCGTATATCCCAAAACCTTGTTGATCGCCTTGTAAACCATTTTCTCACCAGGCTTCATGTATCTACCATATTCTATCCCATACCTAGGATCTCTTGGTGAGATGACCCTAGGAGTTTTCCCAGCTTTCAGTTTTTCACACTTAACAAACCACTTGACATACGAATCACGCAGCTCCAAACCCCTGGTTTTAAGGCTATCTGCTGCCTTGGCATAGACCGTGCGTTTTCGACCAAGATACGAGTCAATGAATTTATCATAGCTCCACTTGCTGGATACATGCAACTTGTCCATTACCAAACTTCGAAACGATTTCAATCCCTTGTTAAATGCCTCACTGTCTTTGGGTGGAACTACATCCACCCATTTACCGCCACGTTTATATAAATAAACACGCTCGGTGACAGCAGTCGTCAAATTGGTTAGGGATGAGTTAGGAACCATCAATTCAACACGTGGTGATACACCAACCACTTGATTCACTTTCCTAACCCTACGAACCACACCCCCACGTCGCTTGACCTTTAAGGAGGGACTATGCGCAACGGCACCTTCAACATCAGTCCCAGGTCTAACGATTGGGCCCCGTCAAGCACCAGGATAAACCTGGGGCCGACGGATAAACGAAACTAGCCACGACTTCCACGACCAATCCATCTGGCCGTATCTGTAAGCAAGCTCCGCCTCTTCCACCTCCAACGATGCAGCAAAAGCAGAATTCTCACGATCAGTCTTCGTGCGATAAAAATATAAATGCGCACCACGATCGGCTTGGACCTCTATCCAGTGTGGTCTCCAACCCAGTCGTGTCATCTGATCACATAGAAGACGTCTAACAACCAATCTGTTAGCTTCAGTCTTCTCCATCGCACCCTCACGAGCTTTTACGGTCTTAACAACAGCCCACAGAGCACGGTGACGAAATGCCTGAACACCGAAGTGTTCATCAGCCACTTTCAACCCATAGTTTGGCAACGTCATAGAAGTATTATACTGCCTAGCAGTTTCAGCAACCATACGTGCGCCCTCCAAACCTAGATCGTCGGCGATAAATTGACCATCACGGTCATACCTTCCACAGTCTGCCAATTCCAACTCTGGCATTGCTGAGTCCATAACCAACCCAGCATTATCCCAAGCAAGCAATGCCCTGGCCTCGGGCATACACTTCTTAACATAGCGAAACAATTTCCAAACATAAAAGCGTAACAACAAATACAAACAAACTAGTTCGCAAATGATAGATATTATTGTACGTAACATGTTTGGTGGAAAACGTTTAAGGCCCGGCGGCCGGGCTGGTTGTCTAGGCGCACCTCTTCCGACTTACCCCACCCAAGGGAACGTGTGATGCAATGTTACCACTGCACCCCCCTACGCCATGAGGACAACCAAACTCATGGCATGGAAAACACAGCACAAAG